CTCTGTCGCCTCCGTGCAGATTGGGTCGTGGGGGCAACTCTGCGCGACCTTTGGGTCGACGCCATCGTCGCGGTGTTGTCTCGTCGCGCCGAGCTCGTCCGTCCAGCGTTTCCCGTTCAGCCAGGTCGCCGGGTTCGGCCACTCAGGCACCCACTCGTCGCGCTTTCGCTTGGCGATTCGGTCGTCGACCTGGAGCGCGACCCGTTTGAGGATCTTATCGACGTCGCCAGGCGCGATCTTCTGCCAGGCCCGTTCCGCCGCCTTCTTGGCCTTCTTGAGCGGATATAACGCCCAAAAATCAGCGAATCGAGCGCCGTGCGCTCGGCTCTCTCTTGCGATAGCAAGAGAGGGGACGGGACGGGACGGGCTACGCGCCCGCGAGCGCCGAGGACTCCTCGACGGTTCCGCGCCGCTTCCGTTACTATTCCGCGCGGATTCTTTCCGGAGTCTGTCGCGCCGTCGCTTCTCTTTCACGGCGTCGGCGGTTGGCTGATAGTCCAGGAAATCGTGAATCTGGTAGCCGCCATCGACGAGCTCGAGGAGCCGCTCGTCGAGCAAGACCGAGGCGACGTCAGTCGGACGGCGTCCCATGAATCTGGCGACCTTCTCGGCCGGGACGAATCCGTCGGTTAGGTGGTGGCTGGCGTAGCAGAGCGCCTGAACCATTAATGATACCGCTCGCTCGTACCCGTCTCGGCCGCATCGCCGGCCGGCCCGGTAGAACTTCTCATGCTCCGGGAACGCATCGTCGATTTTAACCCACATAGCGTCGACTCCCTCGAAATACAGTGCGGGGGAGTGAGGCGATCCCAGTACCTCACTCCGAACGGTCGTCGCCGCGAGGACGCCGACGCCGCTCCCAGGATGGCCCGCAACTTCGTTACCGCTGGCGCCCGCCCTCAGCATAGGGGTCGACGTCTCCCCAGCCCTCGACCGGCGGGCAGTCGCACTCGGCGACGTGGCGGGCGTGGACCGTGCACCACCACTCGTCGCAGTTGCGGCATCTCACCCACGCCGGCCACTTCATGCGCTCGCCTCCAGGGCCTTCACGGCCTCTCGCCGCTCGTAGTGATAGTCGGGGTTAGGGTCGGGCGTGAGGAGCCCCAGGTCGGTCGAGGCGAACAATCGGACCTTCTCGACGAAGTCGTAGAACTCGGCGACGTAGAGGACGCGCGAGGAGCCGGGGACCACTTCCTCGAAGACCTGGCCCGTCGTCCTGTTGACGACCATCGTGATCGTTGAGAGGTAGCGTTTCTTGAAGAACTCATGGAGCTCGTCGGCGCCCTGGCCGGTCGACTCGGCGATGAGGTTCACGACGAACCAATAGTAACGGTTCGCGGCGAGGCTCCGGTGCGCTCGCTTGCGCTGAACCGAGACAGTAACGTGCTCGCCCTCTTTGAATTGGGCGACGTCGGTGTCAAAGCGTTCTTTCGTGCGCGGACGGAAGACCAGGCGGTTTCCTTTGATCCGAGCGACCGCCTGAGTCTCCGTCAGGTGTCTCACGCCGAGGCGTCCTTTCCGCCCGCCAACAACGACGGGCAATCCCACTCGACGATCTCGACGTCGACCTCGCGGTCCTCGAAGGCCGTCGGGACGCGCTTCGTTTCTGTTCGTGTTCCGACGACTCGCTTCGTGCAGACCTCGTCGCGATCTGCGTTCGCCTCCAGCGAGATCGGGCCGAAGCTCTTGGCTAGGACAAACCAGGAGCCGACCGCTTCCTTCTCGGCCGACCCCATCGCCCGAGCGACGGCGCTGAACTCGCGGACGTCGGGGTAGATGTTGACCGTCGATGACGGGAGCGTGACCTCCGGATGCGCCTCGTACCAGTCGGCCAGGTCGCGCAGCCCGCCGACGAAGGCGTCGAGCGTGGCGTGTCGCTCGTTGCACTCCTCGCACCAGGTCGGCATGGGGTTGTCGAACCGTGGGCAGACGCCGATAGGCTCGCCCTCGCGCGGGCCGGCGTCCCATTCCTTCGTGAGCCTCTCGTCGCAGTTGAACGAGGAGCCGCAGTCTTCGCACTTGTGAATGTGTGTCATACGGCTACCGCCATGCCCTGAATGAGCGTTCGAAGCGCCTGGAGCTCGGTGTCGACTTCGGCCAGGAACGCCCGCAGCTTCTTGTCATGCTCGACCAGGTCGACGTCGGCCCGCATCACGCGGACCAGCTTCACGCGCCCGCCTTCGAGCTCGCCGATGAAATCCGGCTGGTAGCTGAACCAGTCGCACCACTCGGCGCCCGAGATGTACAGCGCGTGAGTCACTTGGCAGAGGTAATCGTACGGGACTTTCCCCGTCAGGAGGTACTTGGTGTGCGTGGCGAACAGGGGCGCCTTGGCCTCGACGATGCCGTGGTAGTCGTCGACCTGGCCGTCGAGCGAGGCGCCCGCCGGGAGCTCCGGGTGCTGGATGAACCCACTCGGCTCGACGAGGCGCCCCGTGAGCGACTCGTAGGCCGCGAGGGCGGCGGCTTCGCGGTCGATGCCGTCCTGCATGGCTTTCGAGACGTAGTCGCCATCGGCCGAGACGCCGGTCGCCCGCTCCTGGACGAGCGCGGCCCGCAGGTTCCGCCGGCCGGCCGCTTCCCCCTTCTTGACGGCAGAGAGCATCGGGGTCGCCCGCGAGCTCGTCACCTTACCGAGTCGCACCTTGAACCAGGCTTCCGACCGCTGATCCATCGTGTGCTCGATGAACGGGTAGCTCATGCCGGCCCCCGATTCTTCGCAGCCGTCTTCTTGAGGCTGGCGAGGAGCTCGCCGTGATGCTGCTCGAGGTACTGGCGATTGGCCTGGGGCGACCCGTTCCATCCGACCTTGAACGCTTCCCATCCGTCGGTGGCGTCGGCCGTGATGGCCTCCAGCCACTCGTCGAACCCGTCGGGCGACGCCGGGATCTCGGCGGGCTCGTCGTTCCCGTCGCGGTCGTACTCCCCAACGATGACGTTCCAGATCGCTTTCAGGAGATAGCGGCACCCGTAGGCCACCCCCGCGCCGACCGCGTGGGTCTTGCTCATTACGTCCTTACCCTGCGGTCCCTTGCCGTCGGTCGGAATGTCGATCTGGTAGGTGCGCGAATGGCCTTCCCGATGCGTCACGTAGCAGACGACCCGAACGTGCTGGTCGAGCGGACTGTCGACCGTGTTGAACGACAGGCCGAACCCGTGGGCGTTGTAGTGCGGACGAAGCGCCGTATCGAGCGCCCCGTAGGTCGCGTATCGGCTGTGCGTCTGCGGGTTGGAAGCATCGGCCCGAACCGCGCCCATCGCGGCCTGGCAGTCGACCATCGCCGAGTTAAACCGCTTCTCGGCGAGCTCCTCACGGTGCTGCTTCTGGAGCGCGAGAATCCGCTCCAGCTTGTCGACGTTGATGGCCGGGTCGGTGAGGACGCGCTCGAGGAGCTTGAGCTCGGCCGTCTCGGCCTGGTTCGCAATCGGCATCATCGCCGGCCCCTTGATTGCGACCGTTTGGCCTTCCAGGAGATCGCCGCCGGTCAGGGTTGGCTGGTCGGTCAATTCACACCCCCTCGCCGGAACGAGTTGAGGGTCAGGCGGGCGGCGGCGAGCTCGTACGACAGGCTATACCAGCCAGGAACGTCGCCGGCTTCCCACAGGAGGTCGCACTCGTATTGCAGGAGGTTAATCCGGTCGAGGAGCGCCTTAAGCTCCGACGGCCCCTCGGCCCCCCTCCGTGCGATTTCGACCAGATCGCTCGTTGGTGTGCTATTCTTGGGTATCATTTCTACTTCCTCGCGTTCGACGGCCCGCCCGGTCCTACCCGGTCGGGTCGTTTCTCTGTACATGGCCTACGGCTGGCTCACAGGCCCACCGCTGCCCGTTCAACCTCAGCCCCGAACAACTCGACCTCCGGCACCCCGAGCGCCTTAGAGAGCCGCTGGCGCAGTTTGACGGGAGGAATCCAGCCGCGCTCGATCCGGGAGATTTCGGACTGCTGGACCCGGATCTTCTTGGCGAGCTCGGCCTGGGTGAGCTTGGCTTCCTTCCGCCGCGCTTTAACTTCCGACATGCAGGGATATTACTACCACGGATTACCGGAATCGGGTACGAATTATTTATGAATTATTCCGCCGCCTCGTAAAAATCCGACAGAACGTAGAATTTTACGAGCCCTGTTCGGGCTTCTTTGGCACGGAACCGATCGAGGAAGGCTCTGACGATGCTGTCTCGGCGCATTTCTGCAACCAGTGGCTGAAACGCGCCGAACCCTATTCCGTCGGCCAGCGCCCCGTCCGCACCATCTCGGCCAGGCGTAGCGCCCGGCCGCCGACCTGGTCGGCCCACCGGCTGTCGAGCATGTGTACGGCCGCATCCATGTAGGCGCCGGCCTCGAGCGACTCCAGGAACCGCTTGAACTTCCGCAGCCGCCCGCCCATGTTGAACGTCATGTCGACCAGGCAAGCGCGGCGCACCAGGTCCAGCTCGGACGCCCACGGCCACTGTCGGTCGACCTGGGCCTCGGCCCGCGCCAGGTCGTTTGCGAACATGTACCGGGATTCGGTTTTGCTAATGCCGACATCGGAGAGATTGCGGCCGATCCCGATACTGACCTTCCCGACCGTGTCGACGTAGGGCCGGAACTTCTCGCCCTCATGGAGCGCGAGCATTTCTTCGACCGAGGCGATCTGGATCATTCGGTCGCCTTCCGCGTGATGGTGCCGTCGGCGGCGACCAGGTAACGTTGGCTACAGCATCGGCAGAACATCCAACGGGTTCCTTGGCCGTTGGGTCGGCCGAACCACTCTGTCGACTCGGGGGAATTGCAGGTTGGGCAGTCTGGAGGCGTCGGCGTCACGGCGAGCCCGACCGCCCGACCGCTTGCAGGACGGCTTGGACGATCTGGTAGAGGGCGACCAGCCCGCCGCCGCCAAGACCTACCATCGTCGCATCGCGCTTACGCCCGTTGAATCGGCGCGGGAGCGGGCCGGCGAGGGTCGTCCGGCCGGCGCAATCCGTCGCGCCGCACAGCAATACCGCGTTCGCTTTCACCTCACCCGCCAGATCCGCCACGCTCAATTGGGCCGTGTTAGCCTTCTCGTCCACCTCTCGGACATGCCCGTCGAGCGTGTCGATCCGGGTGTCCGTCCGGTCGTGCCGCTTGTGCAACTCCTTCATCCCGGAGTGAAAGGTGTCCTCAGTGAGCAGGGCGCGGTCGGTCACTGTTCCGCCTCATGGTCGGCGCGAAGTTCCTGACGGATCGTGGCCGGCGACACGCCGAACCTCCGTGCGAGGAGTCGGACGAGCGCCCGCGTTTCCTGACGCCCGACGGCCTCAGACGACCGCAGCCGCCGCTGTTCCTGCGAAAAATCGGCGTCATTCTCGGGATTGTAGGTGTCGATCAGGGTCTGCCCCGCCGCCCGGTCCTCGTCCGTCGCCTCGGGCAGATAGTCGATGCGCCAGGTCTGCCGGTCGCCCGGTCGGCCGATACTGACCCCCGTAATCGAGAGTCCCTGACGCTTACACGCCGCGTCGAGTTGGTGTGCAAGGTTCATGCTTACGCCCTCCAGAGTGCCGAAATCCCGCTCATGCGACCGTCGCCCCCGTTGTCTCCGTACCAGGTCGTCGTGCCGGACGCTTGGGAGCTTTCCAGCCAAGTATAGTACCGATACCCAACCCCCGGAATGGCCGCTAACGTCGCCGTGATTGGCTGCGTTGAATTGCTGGCGCTCCGGCGCTGTGAGGCCGAACTGCCGGTGGCCTTCGCGTTTGTGGCATCCTCGCCGACGTAGGTCCACATCTGCCTACCCCCACCGTCGTTCGAGACGTGATGCAACACCTGGACGAAGATACCCTCCCCAGGGTAGCCGTTCACCAAGGCGACCTGATTGGCCGTGCTGCCGTTCGCTTGACGGATGGTTGCGGTCGTATAGGTCCAACTGTTGGTGGTATCGACAACGCGCATCGGCCGAGAAACCCGATTATGCGCATTCCAGACGAAACGTTTCGCGTAAGAATCTTCCGTATCATCAGTAGCTGAGGCCCGAAAGGTGCCCACATACCGCCGAGTCAACGCGCCGGTCTTGCACCAAATACCGTCTTGCTTCACCAGCGCCGTCGCTCTGGTCGTGTCGTTCGTCCAGATCAGCGTCTCCAGCGTTAACGTCGTGCCGTCGAGATAGATGAATACGTCATAGTTTTTGGCGTCCGTAGCCGTTAGCGCCAGGCTCAGTTCCGTGAACGTGTGATCCTTCCAACTTGTCCCGTCGTATAGCCCGATCTTGTCGCCCACATGCGGCACGTAGTAGATCGTGCCGGCCGCCGTGACATCGGCCGTCGTCACGGCCACCCCGCTGGTGAGCGACAGTCGCCCGTCGGCCCGCTTCGTGATCGCGGCGGGGACCGCCGTCGAGGTCGGCGCCACCCCGATGACCAGCGTCGTCGTGCTCGCCGTGACGCCGACCTCTCGGCTGTTGCCTGGCGCCGTGGCGGTAATCTCTCCAGCCGTGGCGCTTACGTAGTACGTCGACCCGGTCGTCAGCCCTGAAAAATCCGCGAGGGCGCCGCCGACCTGGATATCTCCGGTCGCGCCAGAAGCAATCACCGCTTTCGCAAATCCAATCAACGGAGTCGTGCTGCTGTAGGTGTTGTCGGCGTCGGCTTTGTACCAGCGCCCCGCCGTCTTGCTGCCCGACCCGTCGGAGAGGTAGACGCAATCATTCGCGCTCAACGCCTCGCCCGCCGTCCCGGTCAGCGTCGGCGCGTTGCCGCCCGTCGTCGCCGTCGGAACGATGCTGTCCTCCGTCCGAATCGTGACGCCGGCAGAGGTCTTGAAGACCAGCTTGTAGGACTGCGGAAGCAGGTACGCGCTCCAGCGCCCCGCCGAGTCGGCGACAATCGGGTTAGCGTTCGCCGAGCTCAAGGCGCTGTCACTGTACGAGGCTAAGGGGGTTGTGGTGCCGGCCTCGTAGGTGTAGATCAGCGCCCCGGCGACGACGTTCCCACTGTCATCGAGCTCTTGTCTGGTGACGACGGGTGCGGGTGTTCCTGCCATAGTCTCTATCCTGTCTCGGCCTGGTCGTCCTGGCCTTCGTAGATGGGCTCAAGGCCCAGGCCGCGCCGGGCCTGGTCGATCAGCAGCTCGACTTCGCTGTCGTACGCCTTCCGCTTCTCGACACCGTCCATCGTCTCGTCTTCATAGATGGCCTGTATCCGGTTGCGGATAAATCCAATCTGGCGCTCAGTGAACCGAATCACGCCGCGCTGATCGAGGAGCTCGCGGTGCTTCTCCTCGTAGGCGTCGGCCTTCGCGGCGTTGCTCGCCCGGTAGGTGTCCAGGCTGCGCGTCACGCTGTTGAACCGTTCGCGGAGCTCGTAGAAGTCCGAGATCGACTGCGCGTTCATGGCGACCGAGCCGGGCGTCGTGAACCCACGGATACCGGGGAGGTCTTCCCATCCTCGCGCGGGCTTGGCCGGCCCGGTGTCGGGGATCAACGCGCCAATCGTGTCGGTCGCGTAGCGTCCCATGCCGGCCGTGTAGCCGTAGATGAGATGGTCGAGAATCGCCGCCGGGATGCGCGTGTAGGGCGCCGTCGCGACCGCGAACTCCGACGTCCAGCGATTGCGGACGAGCTCGGGCTCCAGGCCCTCGTCCCACGGGCTGTAGATC